GGCACCATCATCAAGGAAAAGACACTTATGAGATGTTCATGGCTAAACAAGCCGCCCAGTGGGGCGCAGACGAAGAGCTGGAAGAGTGCTTGAGTTACGCCGGTGACCAAGGACTCTCAACTTCTCAGATGCGCAACCACCGTCGCCCCAAGCCGCCGAGCTTGAAGGAGCAGGCTATTGCGGTGTTGGATGACGCCGAGTTGGATTCAGCTCACTACAACATCATTCTCCGCGCTCTTGAATCCCTGCCCGATTAGTCAACTATCTTGTATTTCCAGATAGTTCAACTTGTAACTCTTACTTACAACTTCAATGACTAACAAAACCTTTTCCCGTCGTCTTGCTCAACTCATTCAGCAAGTAGAGAATCATCCCCATCGTGATGAGATCATCAAACTTGCACAAGAGCAACTCATTGACGAAGCTGAATTCACAATCACGGAGAATTGATTATTGGCTACACCAGCACAGATCGACGAACAAGTAGCTTTAGAACGAGAACAGATCAGGCAAGGACTTCAGCGCCTCAGAGATAATACACGTAAACTGCAAGAGCAAAGCTATGCTAGTGCTACTGTCTACGGTGTAACTTCTATTGATGCGCTACTGCCTTCCCTTGTTAAGTACATCGAAGAAAGCAGTGAGTATCGCCTTAAGCGTGGTTCTGGTCACCAGTTTGATGTCATCAAGAAGTATGTATCACAACTGGAACCACTAGCTGCTGCAACTATCGCACTAAAGCTAACCTTCGATAAGGTGTTTTCTACTAAGCAAGGCAGTGATCAGCTACAGGCTGTATGCGATAGCATCGGTCATGCTGTGGAGTCAGAGTGTCAAATGCGACACTATGAGAAGACTGCACCTGGGCTACTCAATGTACTAAAAAAGAACTACTTCCATAAGTCCATTGGTACACAGCAAAAGCTAACTGTCATCCAAACACTGATGAACAGGTGTGAGGTACCAGAATGGGAGAACTGGGGTAGACCTAATCGCATTAAGTTAGGTGCATGGCTACTTGATTGCATCATGCAAACTAGTGGCTGGTTCGTAAAAGACCTGCGTCGCTTAGGTAAAGTCACTGTAACATTTGTTGCACCTACACCTGAGTTCCTTGAGATCAGGGATAAGGTCATGAGAGATGCTGAACTATTCGCACCTCTTGCATGGCCTATGCTTATCGAACCAAACGACTGGACTAACGAGCGTGCTGGAGGTTACCTACTTAATGAGGTAATGCGAGGCTATGACTTGGTTCGTAGAGGAGACTCCACCCGTCTACAGGGGGAGATACCCCTAGCCTTCCTAAACAAAATTCAGAAGGTTGCTTATCAGATCAACCCCTTCACTTATGGAGTTGCTGAGAAGTTAGGGGAGATGGAACGCTCTGTTGGTAAGTTCCTCCCTGTTGTTCATCATCCTCTGCCTGCTAAACCTGCTGACATTGAAACCAACTACGATAGCCGTAAGGATTATCGGAGAAGAGCAGCGGAGGTGTTGAACTTACAAGCACAAGAACCCAAGAAGTCATGTAGAACTCGCATGACTATGGAAGCAGCTAAGAGGTTCAAGGATAAGGATAGATTCTTCTGTCCGTGGTCTTTTGACTACAGAGGTAGAGCTTACCCTATCCCTGCTTTTCTAACACCACAAGATACTGACTTCGGTAAGTCATTACTGAGGTTTGCTGATGGGTCTTACATGACACCAGAAGCTGAGTCGTGGTTAGCATTTCAAGTAGCTACTTGTTATGGGTTAGATAAAGCAACCATGTCTGAGCGATTAGCCTGGGTGGAGAATAACATCACACTCATCAGCCGTATCGCTACTGATCCAATTGGGTCTTTACCAGAATGGGAGGCTGCAGAAGAACCATGGCAATTCTTAGCAAGTTGTGATGAGTATTATCATTGCGTGATCGCAGCTGATAGACAATTCACATCACTGCCTGTTGCTGTTGATGCAACCTGTAGTGGTCTCCAGATCTTGGCTGGACTTGCACGAGATAAGTCAACTGCTAAACTTGTGAATGTCCTGCCTGGTGATAAGCCTCAGGATGCCTATAAGGTAGTGGCTGAGGTTGCAATTCCATCAGTTCCAGAGCGTCTACGTCCATTTCTAGATAGGAAGAAGACTAAGCGCTGTGTTATGACTATCCCTTACAATGCAAAGCCTTACTCCAACAGGGGTTACATTAAAGAGGCTTTCTTGGATGATGGGATAGAGCTAGATAAAGAAGAGCTTACTCAAGTTGTTAAAGCCATTCGTTCAGCTATGGATGTGGTCGTACCAGGCCCCATGGCTGTTATGAAATGGATTGAGACTGAGGTAGCAGCTGCTGTTAAGCGTGGTGCAAGTCACCTAGAATGGACTACTCCATCTGGGTTTGTTGTCTACCAGAAACTTAACAAGAAGAAGTTCCAGTCAATGGAACTACAGCTGTTGGGTCGTTGTAAGATGAAGGTGGCTGATGGAGAGACCGAAGAGGTTGATCTTAATCACCACAAGAATGCAACTGCTCCTAACCTGATTCACAGTCTGGATGCTAGTCTTCTACACCTGAGTGCCCTACGCTTTAATGCACCCATTGCTCTTATTCACGACTCTGTGCTTTGTCGTGCAACGGATATGTCTACCTTATCCACCATTGTACGAGAAACCTACATGCACTTATTCGCAGAGCATGACTACCTACGAGACTTTGCCAAACACATTGGTGCAGAGTCTGACCCACCGATCATTGGTGATCTAGAACCAGAAACCGTGATCGAATCCACCTACTTCTTTTGTTAATGTCGCAACCAATTCACGTCACTCAACAGCCTGTTATTCTTGAAGGTTACCAAGCTGTACTGAAACCATCCAAGTTTGGCTATTCACTGTCTGCTATCCTGGACTCCCAGCTCATCGAAGCATTGGAGGAGGATCGTAAAGAAACACTCAAGTGGGCAGAGTCCAAACTGAAGAACCCTAAGCGTAGTGTCCTTAAGCCTGAGCCATGGGAAGAGGTAGCTGAGGGTAAGTACAAAACCAAGTTCTCCTGGAATGAAGAGAACCGTCCTCCTGTTGTAGACAGTGAGGGTACACCTATTACCAATACTGATCTGCCTGTCTACAGTGGTAGCAAGGTCAAGCTTGCCTTCCGACAGAAGCCCTACATTCTCAAGGATGGTGTCACCTATGGCACTAGCCTCAAGCTTGTAGGTGTACAGGTTGTCGAATTGAACAGCGCTGCTGGCATTGATCGTGGTGACCTTGGTGAGACTGAGGTTGCTGCTCTGTTTGGCCAGACCAACGGATTCAAGGCTAGCTCTGTACCTGCAACAGCTGCAACTGATGTGTCCGATGACGTTGTGGAGGACGACGACTTCTGATGGCATTTCGCTCAGGACTTGAAGAGAAGGTCGCTGATCTTCTCACCAACCTGGGTGTGAAATACGAATACGAATCAACCAAGGTACCTTACGTACTGCAATGCAACTACACGCCAGACTTCCTCCTGCCTAACGGTATCTACTTAGAAACCAAGGGACAATTAACGGAGGAGGATAGGCGTAAGATGAAGGCAGTTAAGGCAGCACATCCTGACCTTGACATTCGGTTCGTCTTTCAGTCACCCCACAACAAGATCTACAAAGGATCTAAGACCACCTATGCTAAATGGTGTGAGAAGCATGGCTTCCAATACTGTTCATTCCACTCAATCCCCATCTCATGGCTGACGTAGCTAAAATTAGGCAGGTTGTTGCCGCTCTAATTGATGCCTTTGATAGCACTAGCTCGCCTAATGATATCATCGAAGCATTCGAGGATGAGCTAGATGCTTACGAAGAACTGATCCAAACTTACCACCAAAAGTAATGCGCCCCACACAATACGGTTCTGTTGAGTACTACGAAGACATGTTTAGCGACTTACTTGCTGATGTAGATTCAGAGGATTCAACTACTACGGAAAACATTGTGCAAGGTTTTTATCGAGCACTAGACTCCTGGTTCGAGTATCATGACAAGCAAGCACGAGCATATGCAGACATCCGAAAGCGAGTTCGTCAGGCACTTACCGTGTGACAGCTGTGGATCATCTGATGCAGCTAGCCTGTATTCAGATGGTCACATCTTTTGTTTCTCATGTAACGCCTACACTAAAGGTGATGGCGATGTTCACAATCACAAAATGTCCAGTAATGTCCAAATCCAAGGTTCAGCCGAGCGGCTGCAAAAGCGGAACATCTCAGAGAAAGTATGCCAACAGTACAGGATCTATCGAGATGGAGACGTACTACGTTTCTATTATTTCGACGATGCTGGAGTCGTTAAAGGCTGCAAAGTAAAGACAAAGAGTAAACTATTTACTTATGAAGGCGATGTCCCAGGCACCCTCTTTGGACAGCATTTGTTTCCCGCCACTGGAAAACGAGTCGTTATTACTGAAGGGGAACTCGATGCAGCTTCGTGTAGTGAGGCTATGCCGGGGTGGC